CGGCAGCGTCAGATGTGTATAAGAGACAGCCCCCTGCATATTAAATGATATTTCGGAATAGTATTCCCCAACTTGTTTTATGTTGTAATTCATTTTTCCCACGTAAAACTTTTCTGAACGCCATTCATTTTTGTGTGCTAACCAGTGATGTAAAATGAACGGCTTTCCTTTAATAATTGCATTTACCAGATTAGTTGATTTCTCATCAACCGGCACATTGGTGGCTTTATAGCTATATTGCATAACTGTAAAAAGCGGAGTTATTAGCGCAACTCCTTTTTGAGTTCGATTACTTCCCTCCGAATAGGTGGTCTCAAAGTTACACTGCATATCCTCATCTGGTTGAGGGATGAGAAGCCCATTTATTTTATATCTATCAGTTATTGATTTACTTATTGAAAATGCCACATTCTCACCCCCCTATGCCAATTCAAACGGATTTGTACCGCTTGCATCACGTCTTAACTTTGCTTCGTCAATCATCTCATCAAATATGGTTCGTCTGTTGAGCTGTGCGGTAAATCTATAGCTTCCGCCAGACTGCTGTCCTCCAGTTTCTTCCCTTACAATCTGCCTTAACAATTCTTCTGGTGCTTCCAGGTTGCGACCATTCTTCTGATCTCCAAGCACTGCAAGGAACTCTGATCTTGGCGGGATAACGGCACCTTTTGCAAGATATGGAATTGTAGGAACTCTTGGGAAATTAGCTGTAAATCCAATTGTCCTCGAACCAAAAGGAGTTGGAACCTTCCACGGTCCAAATGTAAATGCTGATTCAATGCCGCCAATTGCACTGTTTACAGTTCCAATAGCGCTGTTTGCAATTCCGATCACCTTGTTTAATATATCTTTGATGGTATCACGTATACCCTCAAACGCCCTTCTGACCGTATCTCTGGCACTTGTAAATTTATCCACGATTGCATCATGAATAGCACTTACTTTTCCGTCAACAAACGTTTTTATTTTTCCCCATATAGATGACGTTTTTTCTGACACGGAATCCCAAATTCTTGTAATTTTAGACTTTATTCCGTCAAATACTGTCGAAACTGTAGTTTTTATTGCTTCCCATGTATTAGACAGCCATGTTTTTATAACATTCCATACTGTAACAGTAACTGTTTTTATTGCGTTCCAAGAAAGAGAAATGATACTTTTTATTATTGTTAATGCGGTTTTTACTATTCCATTAATAGCTTCCCAGGCTCCAGATATAATATCTTTTATAAGGTTCCATGTACCTCTTGCAGTTTCTTTGATTCCGTTCCATGCTAGTTCCCAATCGCCTGTAAAAACTCCTTTCAGAAAATCAATAACTCCGCTCAGGACATCTAATACATCTCCAATAATTTTAATAACGGATTTTATTGCCTCTATAACAGTGTCGCCAATTACATTTGCAACGTCTGCTATTACTGGAATTGCATTTGATACAATCCAGCTAATTATTGGAACTAAAATATTTTCCCAAAGCTCTTTTAAGATATCTATTAATTTGCCGAGAAAAGTTTGGACTTTTACAAACATTTCTCCCAATTCCCCATCCATAAGCTCTTTTATCTTAGAAGCTAAACCTTGCATAACTGGAAGAATATATGTGTTATATCCATCTATTAAAGTTCCAAAAATGGTTGAAAGTCCATTAGCTATTGAATCAAAAAAAGGTTTTAAATGCTCATCGTATAATGCGGTCACTAAATCGGAAAGATTTTGAATAACTGTCGATAATCCATCGGTTATTGTTTCGATAACCCCAAGTGTTCCTTCGACTGCGCTTTTTAATATATCCTTATTATCAATGAACGGCTGTGCGATCATATTCAGCATATCTCTTCCAAGTCTTGCACATAATCCCATAGCAGTCATTGAGATATTTGAGAATATCCCTATGATATTGGCTGTTATCTGCTGCGCAATTTCTCCACCAAATGCAGAAAATACCTCTGCTAGAGCGGATGAAAAATTTCCTTCAATTTGAGCAACCTCAGATCCAATATCAAACATATCAATTAAATATGTTTTTATTCTACTGGTGTTTTGCTTTAGAAATTTTTCTATTCCTCCAATAAGATTTTGAGCAATTGTTATTCCAATCCTCGAAAAAGATCCAGATACTCTTCCAATGGAATAGGCAAATGTATCTAAAAAATCACTTGCCGCTCCAATTACTTCTGGATCAGTAAATATATTCTGCAAGGATTTCCCGATAGAGTTAATATTTTCCTTAATATCATCAAAAATCGGTTTGTAATCGCCTAGTCCATCCCAGAATCCTTTTGATAGCAATTTGGCTAATTTTTTAAACTTCTTTATTATGGAATCAAGCGGCTTGGACATTTTTTTAATAGTCGTTTCGCCTTCTGCAAGTTTTCCGTAATCCACATTGCTTACTGCACCAGATAATCCTCCAGACGCTCCACCACTCCCGCCAGATGAAGATGGTATGGAAGAGCTACTATCTGTAGAGGTAGCTTTGTGTATTTCGTCCAATGAAGAAAGATAATTTTTTGTTTCTTTATTTGCCTTTTTCGTTGCCTTAGCATTATCGTTTGTGGCATCTGCCAGTTTCTCTGCATTATCGGCTGCCTGTCCATACTGATCTGCCGTATCTGCAACTGTATCTGTTCCGGCAAGCCCTGCGCCGCTTCCACCTGTCTGACCTGATGATTTCTTGCCAGTAATAAGCTCCGTGAATGACTTAAATGCGTTTGCCAGAGTCGCCAGTTTGCCGAGAAGAATATTGATTACTTTCAGAACAGGTGTAAAAATATTAATCAGCCCTTGTCCGACTGTTGCCTTGAGGGACTGCAACTGCAACTGCATCACTCGCACCTGGTTCGCCCAGCTGTCAGAAGTACGAATGAAGTCTCCAGATGCGGCTGATAACTGTTTCTGCACAAAAGCCAATCGGAGAGCAACTTTCTCCTGTTCGGTCATGGCAGATGTGGTTTTGCCATAGCCGTTTGCAAGTGCGTATTGGTCAAGTGCCGACTGGGTCATTACCACGCCGAGGTCCTTGAGCGTTTCTGTTTCGCCCGTAAACACTGATTTTAGCTTGATATAAGCCAAGTCTTGACTGATATTGTAAAATGATGCTACGTCACCAGTAAGCTGTGTCAGAGCCGTTGACATATCATAAGCCTGTGCCTCTGAGAATCCGAATGACTTAGACATTGCTCCGAACGTACCAACATACCTTTTTGCCATTGTCTCTGACAGTCCGGCTGAGACCATTGAATTCTTTGCAAATTCATTGACCTTATCCGACATGGTGGTAAATGTAACATCGACCACATTCTGAACTTCTGCGAGGTCGGAACCAAGGGCAACGCACTCTTTTCCAAACTGTACTAACTTACCAACTGCAAAAGCCCCACCAATCAGTAGACCTATTTTTTTTACAGCACTACCAAGGCTGTTAAATGACTGTTTAATCCTTGATACTCCATTATCAATTCCAGATGTATCAAACTTGGTATCAATAATAATTGAGCCATCAGCAGCCATGTGTCCACCTCCTAACTATTTGAGGTTCAACATCTCATTCAGCTTATCTTTATAAGCTTGCTCCTCATCGCTGAGACGTGTTTTTATATCAATAATGTTCTTGTTCTCTTGATAGAATTTCTTTTCCCATTTATCGAGCTTTTCGCCCTTCGCCTTTTTAGAACGGATCCCAACCACTGTATTAAAAAGGCATTCACCGGATTCCATAAAGTATCCAAAGAACGTCCACCAGTGCATGTATGGAACGGCTCTGATTTCTTTACCAGCAACCTTGTTTACAGCCGGAACGATCATATCTCCGTCTTGTTTCCAGTCCATCAAGCGAGGTTTGGGTTTATTCGGACTATCGTCAACTTGACCACAGTCAATAAACTCGCAAGCTTTCCGACAAGCTTCTACAAGATGTTCTGAGGGTATGCTTTGCCAATCCTCGAACAGAATCTGCAACATAACAACTGCTTTTGCCTGTTCGTCTAACTCTGGATCATTCTGCGCAATGAGAATATCAATGATTGCTCGAAAATCCGTTCTGATAGAAAAATCCACCCCACTTATGTTCAGTGAGGTGGGAAGCTCATAGGCGGTCATTTTTCATATTTCTCCGTATACTTGTTAACTGCTGCCTGCATTTTCTTTTTTCTCTTTTCAATTTCCGGTGCGATTGCTTCTGCGATCTTGTCCAGAACGATATAAGCAAATACCTGGCCATTACCGAATACAGTTGTTGCGGTAATTGGTTCTTTAAACAGGTCTTTTGATGCTTCGTAGCCAAGCAGATAGTTGATCTTATCTTCGAGCTGTTTATTTAACTCTGCCATTTCTTTTCCGGAAGTAACTTTCTGAATAGAATCTTTGAATTGTTCAAAATATTCTGTCAGCTCCTCTGCACGTGCTGCTACATTGATATCGGTCGGATTCAGTTTGAAAGAAGAAAAAACTTCGTCTTTGTTATTTGTGAATGTAAAAATGAGAATTCCATCATCAATTTTGGTGTTAATTATTTTTGCCATTTAGCATGTCCTCCTTGTATATGTGTTTATTCACTGTCGGCTGTGAATGTACCGGAACTGATATCAAATTTTCCTTTTACACGCTCACCAACGTAGTTCACAGTAAACGGAATCTGATAGCCGGATGTATCGCCGCCATAGGAAGTCGGTACAACGTAGCAGTCCTGCTGGTATGCTTCATACTTGCCTTCCGTGGCTTCTGTCCAGAGATGAACTTCAACTGCTTTTGTTTTGAGGTTGTCGTCTTTGAGACGTCCATCTACAATCTTCTGCAATGCTGTAAACAGATCAGAAGTAGTGTCTGCATAGAACGGATCAGCGTCAGAAGAAACTTCATAGCCGTTGTGTTTAAATGTGGATTCTCCAAGAATGTTTTTAGATGTTTCAGTATCTGGATTGAGTTCTACGTTATACTCTTCCAGGTCCTTTCCAAGACGCTCATATTTCGGCGTCAGTCCTCCACAGAGGGAACCTGCGTCAATATAATGAGCCATGTATTTACGGTCAATTTTGCCTGTAACTGCCATAGAAATGTCCTTTCTGCCTATAACTCTTAAAGGCTGTGTAGGTTAGCGACTATCTCCAATTGATAGCCGGTTAGTTGTTATATTTAAGTGGTGTAATCACCATTTTTCCCAGTCATATTCGTATTTTACTGTGATTGGAAGCAACCAGTCCTGTACGCCGTTCTCCTGCGGTTCTAAACCATAGGAGTTGTCACGTGTGATACGTTTTATCACTCGCCCCTGTGAAAGCTCTGGAAACACATTTAAACGCGTCTCAGAGCCATTTATAATAACTGGTTCCCGGCATATCCATTTACCGAGATTGTCAAGGAACTTCTGAACAGATAGTTTCTGCCTTTCTTTGTCAGATGCTGTACGATATACCACGTAAAATGGGTACTGACATACCTGATGCATCGTTCCGCAAACATCTTCTTTTTCTGAATAGATCAGCGCCCCGTTGTCTGCCGAGAACGCAATTCCGGACTCCTTGCCAAGTTCCTCAAACTTGATTGTTTCATTTTCATATAGTCCCGGATACTGGTTCAGAAGTGCTTTCATGGCATCTGTCAGAATCTCGTATCCGGTTGCATCTTTTCCGATAGGTTTATCCGCCATGTCTGCCACCTCCTGCCTGTGCTTTTACTTTGCGAATCCATGTGCTACCGTATTGTCGTTTAGCGGCATCGAACCACTTTGCTTGTGCCTGTGGGTGAATTTGTTTGGTGTATTCAAGATTTTCCTTTGCGGCTGTCTGACCAGAAAACTGACTAACAAGAACTTTCTTTGCTCCACGTCTTGCGTAGGGACTTCCAGTTGCTTCATCAACCATTCCTTTCCCCTCGTACAGAAAACGCCCATAAGGAGCCGCCGCCGCGCATACTTTCCCAGTTCCTTGCAAAGATGTACTCTCAACTCTTGTCCGATTGATAAAATTTCCGGTAATCATTGGCATAAATGGAACCATGCTGTCCATAACCATTCCGTCAAGGAGATACTGGGCTTCTTGATACTGTCTGGAAAACCTGTCCATATTCAGCTTGATTTTCATATCTCCATCGACTATGGAGAATCCTTTGAAATGATGAATCTTACTCATATTACTTACCCAGAATCTCAAAATGTGGAATCAGCGTATACGGACCGCCAACACTGGTAATCTTAAACACGTTATCTCTGTTCTCATTCATGTACTGATAGAATCCATTCCGATAATCGCTATCGGTTACCGTTCCGCCAATCCACTCACCCTCCCAGAAGAATGATTCATCCGAGAATGTAATAGTGTCCTCCAGAGCGTTGTTAATCTGCTGTTTCCACTCTTTAGGTGGCATCCATGGAAGAATCTTGCTGTCTTTATCAGTAATGGTTATATCGCCATTCTGGGCGGTATAGCGTACGTGTAACTGTGCGTTGTCTGTTGCGTCTGGTCCGTACTTCTTAAGGATTGCTCCTTTGTCCGTGATGAGGTCGACGCCGGATAAAACATGAGGATACCAGTACGCATCTCCAGTTGTTTTGCTTTCGTAATAGTTGAAAACTGTTACTGTTTTGCTATACATGATACCCTCTCCTTAATCATTTATTTTTTAGCTTATCCACATCAACCTTGGACGTTCGTTTCCACAATTCCGTAATTTTCTCCCATCCGAACATGGAAATAAACGCCACAATAAACCCAGCCATGATAGCTGCTAAAATCATATACCACAAGATTGTCATGTGGATATACTGCATATATGCTACAAAAGCAGCTACAGTAATTCCGATAGACAGTACAAGCACCAAGGCATCTGTCGGAATTTTCGACAGGAACCCAACATTTTTAATTACCTGTGTAATCACAGATACACAAAACGCCAGAATCCCGATCACTGCCAGAATCAAAGTCATATTTGCGAATAATGCTTCCATTACTCTTTCACCTCCTCATAAGTTTTTTCAAAAATATCCGGCTTGCACGGATAAAGCTCTCCGTTTACACCCTGGATAACATAGTCTCCAACAGAAACATGATGTGTTCCCTCTAATGTTTCGATATACAGCTCACGCGGAGGTAAATCACAAGTTTCTGCGCCGTAATACATAATGCCTTTTTTATAAGGTTCTTGCGCCCAAAATGGAACGTAAAACAAGCCGTTCCGGTCTTTCAGATCACCATCATACTTAAATGCTTCAATGATAACAGGCTTTTTTCTAAACTTCATATTCACACTCCTGCATACAATACTGGTATTCCATCATCTGCCCTCACTCCCATTAACAGCGGTAAAGCTGTTTTAAGGAGCAAATCATTTGTTTTCTGCGTATCTCCAACAGCACTGTATACCGCACTCCACTCCTTCGCACTCGCTCCAATCTGCTGAGGTGTGGCGTAGGAAATGGATTCACTGCCAGATGATACAGATGTTACAATGCCTGTCGTGCTACCACCGGACCCAATTACGGTTGACGTACCGCTCGCAGCGGCATTGGTAGCATTCTTTTCAGCAAGCTCAATCTGATACATTAATTCAGCCAATGAACAGACCGCCTTTTTGATACGCTTCTGAGAGTGTTCGTTTGTTGGCAGCCCGTCCACCAGCCTGTCAAATGTCATTGTGTCCACAAAATCACTAGCTCTTTCTGCCAGTCGTGGAAAGTCGGCTTCTGGCACGACATTGCCGAATGATTCTGTATAGAATTTATAATCTGCATAAGCCATGCCAGTTACCTCCCACGATCATCATTTTGCTGTTACAGTCGCATGTCCGGCACTCAACGCCTTATAGGTACTGTCACACTCAACCACTGTGATCATCTGCCCTGTTGCTGCGGTAATGTCAGCTTCTCCATCCCACGCAGTCCAGTTCTTCACATTCTGGCCATAATCTACAGTAGTCTCAGAAGATGCAACTTTGTACTTATATGCATTTCCTGCGCTTGCTTTTGTCGGAGTAACAGTCACTTTAGTATCTCCGCTCTTACTTCCTGCCGCAGAATTTACAGTCAGAGTTCCAAGTGTCTGAGTTGCATTGATAGTTCCGACAGCAATAGCGTCAATATACTCTGCAAAGAGGGTAAGCCCCATGATCGCAAATGCTTCAGACACTGCTGTGTGGTAGTTGCCCTGCGTATGAAATCCGATCAGATTTGTTTCACCGGATACAGTGTATACAAGACCTGCTCTCGCAAAGTCAGATTCATTCGGGTCAACATAGTAAAGAACGATGTTCTCCACAGGTGTAGCAATAACTGTTCCTCTTGGGATCTCACTGTCGGATAACAGGAAGATTGTGTTAAATCCCAGGAAATCTTTCATATACTGGAAACCGAACTGGTTCTGAATAGTGATATCAGCTGCGCCGATATATTCGTACACATCCAGAATGTTGACAAATCCAACAACGCCAGTCACATTTCTGTGCATCTGCTTAAATTTGTTTTCTACACGGCCCTTGGCCATTGCCAGAGCCATCTGGAAAGTAGTTTCCGTGAATGAGAGAGTACCTGTTTTCAGATAGTTATAAAATCTTTCAGTAACATTGGTCTGAAGCTGGAAAAGGAATTCATCATCAGTCATCTGAACAGCGTTCTCATAACCGTGATCCTTGATTGCTTCGATAGATACAGCCTTTGCGTATTTCTCAATACTCATTTCTGCATAAGGCTTTTCTTTTACAGTGAATTTGCTGTAAGGGATTTCCTCGCCCTCTTTAACATTTCCATCCTGTAATGTGCCTTCTGCATATTTTGATTTAAGAACCGCTCCGGGTGTCTTTTTGATTGGACGCATGATGCCAAGAATCTCGCGCAAGTGTTCCCAGTTTTTTTCGAATCTGGTGACGAAGTCAATCTCACGCGCCCTTACCTGAATATCATTTGTCATAATAAGATTAGCTTTTGCTGCCATATAAAAAATCCTTTCTACCCATAATTATTAAGGTATTGGGTTAGCGGCTATACTCTAGCGTATAGTCGGTGTAAAAATCACTGGAATAACTGGATGTTCTGGGCGATCGCCGCCTGCCTTTCGGATGGGTCTTTGATTGCTTCAATATCCTTCTTTGTCATGCTTCCTGGTGTCTGCTGCTGCCCAACATGTGTTGTAAATCTTGCCTGGTTCTGCTGAGCCTGCTGCTGAGATTCATCCACGAAAGCGGATGCGTCAGACTGTTTCATCTGCTCAATCAGATCATTCAGCCCAAGGATTTTACCGTTTTTCAGTTTCAATCCGGCTTCTTTAATGTCTGCCATGACTGATTTCTTAGCTGCTTCGCTGGAAAACTTAACATCGTCGAGTGCCGCTTTCAGAGCGTCTGAGAAATCACGGTCGTAGATTTTTGCATTGAATTCTTTCTCTGCATCCTCGGCTTTTTTCTTCCATTCAGCAAGCTCTGTCTGAATGTTCGCCGGGTCGATACCGTCAAAGCCTTTTAAGGTTTCTTCTGCTGTCTCAGCACGTTCTTTCCAGTTATCTCGTTCTCCCTCAACTTTTGACAGAGTTTTTGCAACTTCTTTTGCATTCTTGTAATTCTCAGAAAGTGCCTTTTTCACATCTGCCTGTTTATCCTCCGGGATTTCAATTCCAAATGATTTTAATGTGTCAATAAGTTTCTGCATATATATCCTCCTGGTCGTGTTTATTGACCTGCCGCCGCAGGTAAATGGATTAAGCCAGTTAGACCACTGGCAAGGTAATGGGAAAGATAGGAATTGAACCTATAATGTTTACCACGAGGGAACGGTTTTACAGACCGCCGCAACACCGCCAATCGTTGCCGCTTTCCCAGAAGACACCTTTTCGGGACTATTTGGATTAAATTCCAGTCCACAGGATAAGGATAAACCTATAATCGGAATGGCAGGATTCGAACCTGCGACGTCAAGAGCTATACGCTCTCCGCTCTTTCCAGCTGAGCTACATTCCATTATGCTTTTCGGTCCGGACACCAGATAGCAGGATAAGCAATAACCTTTTCTCATGAGATAAATTCAGCCAAATCATAGACTGCCTGCAAGCAAACAGCATAATTTTAACCGAATCAAAGCGGAACGCCCGGAATCGAACCGGAGACCAGAGCGCGACTCTGTCAGTTTTCCACTAGCGTACATTCCACATAACCCGGATTCCCGGGTTAGCAAGGTGTTTAACGTGTTATGCTTACCACTATCCGACTTTCACGGAAATGTTGATTCATTTATAAGGAGGTGTTACCAGTCAGTCAAGCTGACTAATGAATATGTCGGAAATTGCACCCGCTTTTCAACCTCCAGATTCCGCTCAAATCTGTTTCTATTAAGGACATATTCACAAAGAAAGGAGGACATGAAACGAAAAAGAAAGCAAAAACTTCTAATCAGCAAGTCCTACAAGGTTCACCATGCCTTGTAAGACTATAGTATCATATTCTTTCAAAAAAGTTGTCCCCACATTTGCAAGAATCAAAGCATACTTCTAAGTTTTTCGACGTATCTTTTAACAAGATCACGTTCTTCTCGACATTCTGCGTCCTTGGATATATCGCTCAATTCCGTGGTAAGCTCATCCATGTGTTCTTCCAGTGCAGCAAGCATTTTTCTTTTGCAGTCTTCAGACTTCCCGGAGCGATAGCTCTGCTTCTGTGTCATGTAGTCATCGTAAGTGTCTCGCCCATCAGAGCGGCTGTAATGCTCTCTGACATAATGTTCACCACGTCTGGCATAAGAATTGCCCCGGTCGTAATCTGGCATCATTCTGCCGTCACTTGAGCTGTATCTCCCCATGCTGTCATGTTTTCTTCCACGCTCGCTGTAATCGTCATTGTATCCGCTACGCATCTCATCAAGGACAGTGTTGTAATACTCCACTTTCTTGTCCCAGTACTGTGTGTTCTTTATATCTTTGTACATATCAATCAGCTTGTATGTCATTTCCAGATTTCCAGTAGTCAACCCACTGTCAGCGATTTTGGACAGTTCGTCTTCAATTCTTGCACATAAGTCTTTAATGTCTCTCATAATCACACCTCCTATGCTTCTCTGGTCACGACAATATTTGCGTTCGCAACAGAAATTGCCTGATCGCTTGTATTCTCTACTGCGATATTAACGCAACATCCGCGAGGTACATCAATATAGATGCCAGAGGACACATTGTTATACTGGTCTACTGCTGCCGGTGTGGAAATCATCTGAGAAGAAAGAACCGGTTCGCCAGAGATTGCAATAGCCAGAGAAATAGCTTCAACAGTACCGCCTGTTGGAATTGCGATATTACCAGAAAAATCCACAAAGAATCTCGCTTTGCACTGATTAGTCAGTCCTCTTAGAGTTATAATTCCACTTCCCTCTCTGTGCTGAATACAGTTAGAACCTTTGACTGCTGTGTTTGAAAATACTACGTTTCCATTTGCTGCTACAGTCTGAGCAGCTACATTTGTAAATTCTGCCATAATTTTTACCCCTTTCATATCACAAAAGGACAGGTCTCAGCCTGCCCTCTGTGTAATACGGCATAAGCCGACATCCGAATCAATCGAAAGATACTCTCGATATGAAGTTATCAGCAATTACATCCAGTGTTGCATCCGCATCCGTAAAATGTGTTCGGATTAGGAACCTGATATGCCGGAATCGGTGCCGGATTAATCGCATTAATGAGCTGCTGTGTCTGTGAAGCCATTGCAGTTGTGAGAAGTGCACTCTGGCGATCCTGAGAAGCAGCACGTCTGAGGTCGTTATTTTCAGCCTGCAGGTTAGAAATCTTTTCATTGCAAAGATAGTCGAGAATGGCTCTTGTCCCAGCGTTCTGGCTGTCAATGATATCTCTTGTGTTGCTGTTCATGGTGTTCTGTAATGCACAGGTGTTCTGCGCCATATTGTAGTTTACGCCCTGAATTGCTTCTCTGGTTTCACAGCAGCAGTTTGCAAGCTGTGCCTGGAGTGCATTGGTATTCTGCATATTAGCTACAGTGTCAGCATTAATAGCCTGCTGAATACCGAAACCAGTCTGCATGATGTTTGTGTTGATTCCGTTAAATCCGGTAAGCATACCGTTATTCATGGCATAGAAGCCATCACACAGACCGCTATTGATTCCGTCAAGCTTACTGATCACAGCGGAATTGTCGAATCCTCTCTGAATATCCGCCTGAGTAGCTGCTGTGGCTACGTATCCGCCACCGTTTCCATTATTGCCCCAGCCGTTGTTTCCCCATCCGAAGAAAGCAAAAATGAATAAAACAATAATCCACCAGCTGCCATCTCCACCAAACATGCCGTCATTATTTCTACCGTTTCCAGTAGCAGCAGCAATATCTGCTAAGCTATAATTTCCATCCATAATATAATCTCCTTTTTGTGTATTTACATCAATCTGGCCAGATTGTAATGTACTATCTCATATTCTTCAGCAGGTTTTGAAACTGACCTGCCATCTGCTGGACCTGATTAAGCTGCTGTTGGGAAATCTTTCCAGACTGTAACATCTTTTCAACTTCTGCTTTCGGATTTCCCTTAAAATTCTGCTTAAACTGCATAAACTGCTGTATCATCTGCATTGGTCCGTTTCCCTGTGACATCCCACCGCCAAGTGTGTTAAATAATGGATTACTCATCTGCATTTCCTCCCTTGTTTGCTGATTCCTGCACGGTATTAGCCCTAACAGGTTCAGAAAAAGAATTTAATCGGTTTATGATAGCTTCGTATTTGCCCTTTAAATCGTCGTATTCCTGTCTGGTGACGTATTTACTGTCCATGTTCTGAACAGTCTGTTTAGGCGGCATCTGAGAGCCTACCTCGTTGTATTCAAACGTTCGCAGTGGCTGCGGCATGCCGGATACGTCTGTGGATTTTATATAAAATTTCTCTGATTCTGAATCCATCAGTAAAACACTTGTCCCGGGTGCTACCAGATAGGATTTTGCGCCGACTTCGCCGGATACCCACAGGATACCATTATTGTTCTGCTGCTGTTGTACTGGTTGAGCTGGCATCTGGACAGGCTGTTGCTGGAACTGGTTCATCTGCCCAGGAACGCCAAAGCTATATTGATAAGGATTGTTATATAATGCCATCTTATACACCGCCTTTCTGATTATATTTTTGCATAAAAAAAGAACCGGAAACAGGTCGTTTCTGGCTCTAATTAGTATCCAAAAAGTATCAGCACACTTTGATTATTTTATTATTTACCCTCCGGCTTAACCGCTTTGCTGTTGATATACTCACGTTCATCTGTTCAGCGCAGTATTCAAGAGTGCGCTCCTGGCATCTCAACCGGAACAGTCTTTCTTCGTCTGGTGTGAAATTACACTCTATCAAGAACCTGTCTATATCTTTTTTCGTGAACACATATAATTTCATGAGCATACCCCTTACTAATGCTAACGCTGATTCTGCGCAAGATACTCCGTGAGCTTCTGTTTTGTTTTTTTTAATTCCTCAACATTATTCCCACTGATCTGACTATCCAACATGGTTGATAGTACTTCCAGAATCAATGAATCACGCTCCGCGATCCTCTGAAGACTCTCGTAATCTCGCTTATCATGTTCTTCCAGTGTCTCTACTCGCTTATTAAGTCGGAATGCTGGTGTAATCCATTTAAAGATTACAGCCGCTGCCCCTCCAACAATAGACACTCCTCCGCAGATAGAGAGAAAAATCTGTATGAATTCTGATATGTTCATTTAGCTACTCCTTTTCCCAGTAATATACCGGGATCTCATTACCGCTATTCCATGTATCGAAATATTTGCCATTCTGTACCGTTACCGCATGACCATCTATGCAGAGGATGTATGTGCCTGTCGGATGGTCTGTACAAAAGTCATTGACTGTATAGATATATCGTTCTGACTGTTCTATCAGTTTGCGCCGGTATCCACGTTTATAGAGATACGCTCCCCAGACATAATTTGCACTTGGCATATCTGACAGAGAACACGCTTGCACCATTAGCCCGGCAAACACCGTTTCCCAGTCCTGCCCGGTTGCTTTGCATATTGCCCGGACAACGCAATCTCCTGTTCTCTTATCCTTAACAGGATTCGGATTGAAATATTCCCATCTATCCATCAGTCAATCCCCTTTGCTGTCTTATATCGTCTTGCCGCTCCTCTGGCTTTAGCGGCGTTCTGGCGGTTCCACTTAGCGATCATAAGTCGGTCTTGTAGTTCCCTCAGGCCATTCCGTTTGCAATAATCTTTATATGCAGCATTTTGTTTCTGTAAAAGATAAGACTTCCGGTCAAGGTCTTGCTGTAATGCGAATTTTGCCTTTTCATTCGGTGCATTGTCGACTCCTGCCTGCAGCCCAAGAACCTCTCTCTTCGTTTTGCGGATTCTCCGCTCATAAGTACGCTGTCGCTGTTCCTTTTCGTACTGTTTACCTTTGTCAGCTTTATCCTGTGTCGATAGTTCTGCATAAGGGTTAAATTCTCCGTCACTGGCTCCGAAGCTATGCCGACAGTTGACCCCTGACAGTCCGCTTGCTGTCCCGTATCCGGTCAATGAGAATGGCGGAAATTTCTTACTCTTGCCAGAACGAGAGTATATCTTTCCTTGCCACCATGAGTGGTTTCCCGGATTCTGACCGCCGTCACCCGTTCTGGCTCCAATGTGAGCACTAACCAGAACTAAATCCCAGTCCATTTCTTCCATGCGCTTCAGGGATATATCCCCCGTAGCCTGTGCCACACCAGTTCTGACAGAACGTGCAACCGCTGTTTCAATCGTGTCTTTTCTACCAGATGGATATGTGACGGTAACACCATCACTCACAACGTTGTTAACTGCCTCTTTAATGGCTTGCGTATACCCAACTGCACCAGTCATCACATGGTTATATGCAAGGTCGCATTGTTCGATATATAGCCTCTGAGCGGCACTTGCGGTTGTCCGTGTGAAGTTCTTCCACTCGCCCATGGTCGCAAGCATATTTCGTTCCATGAGTCTTATCATTGTTGGTGACTGTTCAAGCGGCACAGGACTTAATCCTGCCGCCTTATATACCTTATCATCATACTCCATTGCAGTGATTCCGGCATCTTCAAACGCTTCAAGAAGCTCTTGTTGCTCACGTTTGGTGTATCTGGATAGTTCTGCCAGAATGTCTTCTAACAGTTCACCGGATTCCTGTAACGTTCTGATTCTCCACGCATCAGCATTGGTCAGAATATAGTCCTCGCCCCTGCCGATTCTTGCCATCATCCGTGATACGATCTCAGAGATGATATACTGGTGCAATTCTTCAGCAATTTGTTCACTGCCCTCTGTAATTTGTCGTAAATATTCAGGACTAAGTATAATATATCACCTCTTTCGATAAATGTTGTGGTACATGTTTTAAAAATATGCTACAATCAACCTATTAAGGAGGTGTCGCAAAATGTTTTTAAAACTGAAAATTTATTGCACTTGTAATTGCAACTATTACGTAAACGAGCAAATTAACACGGAAAAGGTAATTTGCCCAAACTGTGGTAAAGAACATCCGTCTTCATCACAAATTATATCTATGCTTCACATGGCTAAGTGCATTGATGATGGCAATGTCCCTGGCGTAAATACAGTAAGGACATTTGCTGTATCCAAGCGAGAAGATTCTGGCTGTTAATAATGTTATTGCAAAGTGGAGAGGAGTTTTAATCCTCTCCGCTTTTTTTACTTAATTCACTAAAACTCTCTTGTAATTGGCTTTGGAATTTCGCCTGTCAGATATGCGAGGTATTTTTTTCCCTTGTTACCGGCTTGTCTGCCATCTTTTTACTCCTCTCCGAATAGTGTTGGTTCCTTTGGCTCGGCTTCTTTGACCATTGCTTTCGCTTCTTCCTCAGTCATTCCTTCAAATTTTACAAAATACAGCCATGCCGGAACCTTACCAGTGATCACATACTGCCACCATCTTGCACGGTCGTTTTCACGCACATACAGAATGTCTCCGAAATCATAATTGACTTCATAAGCCCCAACAGGTGCAAGCCCGTACAGGTCAGCATAAACGTTCAATGCGTAAATAACTTCATCCAAGCAAGACTCCAACTTATCCCTTACATCCTTGATGAACTGCACTGTTCTCTGCTGTTCCGCTTCTACTCCTGTAGCTGTCTGAATGCCGCTAGATTCGTTAAAAACAAAGTATCCGTTAGAGAATCCAATCTTGTACCCCAGCTGGCTTAAAAGTGCATTTATGCCGCTTATTCGGGTATCCGTGTTGAGAATCGGATTGATTTCTTGATAGAACTCTTTTTCGTCCTGTCCGAATACATTTTTTACATAATCCGGCAAGCTCATTTCTGAACATCTATGTTCCATTGCCTGTGGTGTCATAGTGGAGACAGGTGAACCACTCGGCATCAACAATCTGTCATCTGCTAGAACAGTCCGCTTAGAATCAAGGATTTCTTTTGCATTTCGGCTGTATGCAATGTCCAGGTCTTTTAATTCTTCGATAGCTTCGGCAAATATCGGAAGTCCCAGTGGCGTGCTAATATCCACATTGTTAGCCTGCGGTGTCCGCAGTACTCCGTACAATGGTCCGTCCAGTTTCTCACCGTTTGCTTTGAGAATCGGCGGTGTATCTGCCATGAGGTCAGCCCATTTAGTCTGTTTAAGGTCAATCTTATCACCGATGCTCTGAGGTGATTTTGATACATAGGCTCTATTAGAAACGTAGTACGGATAGGTTGTCACTCCGTCCACGGTGGTCTCGACAAATCTATGATATTCGAGCCTTGTGTAGTATTTCCGTCCAACAGTGTAAGAATCCTTGAATATAATCCCTTTGATTTCCTGATTATCATAATCCACAATCATCACGTCTGCCGGAGTAAATACGTCAAGGCTTTCGCCGTTTGGCTTAATGAATACCGTTCCATAAGCGCATCCATATTCTACCCAGTGCCGGATCTGGAAATACACTTTATCAATCTGTTCCTGAAGCCATGCTGCTCTTGCGGAACCGCCTATCTGAATGCCGATCGCCAGTGTTGCGAGCCGAGCTGTTTCTGAGCAGACGGATTTAGCAAAATTAATCGTCTTGATGTTATTTTTATCATCTAACCAGTATGGAACGCCTCGATATATGTTTGCACATTTATTAATCAGTGATTCCATTTCTGGAAATTCTGCCGCCTGGATATTAAAGTCCTCTTCGGCTTGCTTTTTGAATATCATGTTAAACCACCTTTTTAGTGTTGTTATAAGTCCCATTTAATCTACCTTTTAAAATCCATCCATCTTACAGAAGTATCTCGCACAATAATGTCTTCATATTCTACAACTTTTAAGATTTCGTCAATGTCAGATGATCCATATATTTTTAAACCGATGCTTAAGAATTTATTTATTTTATCTGAAAAGTACCTATCTAACATTTTATGCACTGCACCCCCTTCTTCTCCACATCTCTTCAGTGGCGTATCTGCAAGCATCTATAAAGTGATTATCTTTGTCGGGATAACCGCTTATAATGTTTCCGTCCTTGTCTCTCTCGTATTCGTACTTCTTGAACTCTTTTAAGGCTTTTGGTGTTCTAGCAGGGTCAAACACTAATTTTCTTTTTTGCAACCACTTCATTGAGTATTCAATGCTGCCAGGTCCTTTGATTGCCCCTCTTGCTGGAAGTCCTGCATCCCTGTAATCATTTACAGATTTATTCTCAGCACTGTCACAAGTAATCACATAGTCATCATAACCACGCTTCTTGATTTCGGCAGCAGTCCAGTCATTTGACTTTTTGTTTTCGCCAATTTCATCAAGAAAATAAATTGTCTCTCTCGCATGATCATAATAGATCCGCGCAAATGCATAAGGATCTGGGAACCATCCCCAGTCAACACCCTGATAGATTCTATCAAAGTGGCTGATTTCTTCGTCTGTAATAGTCCGCTCTTCGATATATTCAAAAATATTTCCGCCATTTCCGTTGGCGTGTCCTAAATATTCGTTGTCATAAGCATCCGGATTTACTTCTTTTAGATGTTCAGCATCTGCAAGGAATATATCTCCGAGCCATTCTTGTTCAATGCCAAGATCAAGGTATGTGCTATGCACAACCAGCGTGCTATCATCTTTTTCTTCTGCTTCTGCCGTATATTCATTCGCCCAGTTATTCTTGCTTCTCGGTGGGTTGAATGATTTAAACTTGTACGCTTCGTTACCACCACGAATCGCAGACTGCTGAATATTTCGTATTTCTTCCGGACCGGCAAATTGATCCAACTCCTCAAACCAGACTATTCCGATATATCCAAACTCTGGCTTGATGGACTTAATCTTTAATGGATCATCAGCACCGCGGAAGTATATCTTCTGACCGGTCGGCTTATATGTGATTTCCATAGGAGACACCTTGCACATAAATTCCTCATTTAGATCCAATTTATCAATAGCCCATTTCATCTGAGCGTAAACAGAATCTTTTATTGTGTTCCCGACTTTTCGAAGAATCAAGGCGTGCATATTTGGATTATTCTTCAGCAGTTCCGGTATGATCAGAGATATAGTTGAGGACTTCATGGATCCACGCCCACCAGGGAGAATATACTCTGTATGCTTCTTTGCTCGAATATCCCTAATCATTTTATGAAATACGTCCGGGACAATATTCAGATCAATATGGTATTCACCTTGCAATCTGGCTTTTTCTTCTGCCTTCTGCTGTTCTTCTCTGGCTTCTTTTATAGCAAGCGTTTTCTCCAGATCATTCATAGATTTCAGCTGATCGGAGAAGTCCGGGGCGAACCCGAATGAATCAGTCAGCTCACCTCTTGCAATCATGGAGCGGCGTTGCTGAATTTCTGCCAGAGACATGATGTCAGTGCCTTTTTGCTTTTCGATGAGAGACTGCTTTTTAGCTATATACTCAGAAATGTTAAGTTTTGTTAAGTTCTGATTTCCTATCACTCTTGCGTTTTTCTCAGCATATCCAGCCTTTATTGCGGCATCAGATGCATTTCCGCCATTCTTTATATATTCATCTGCAAACGCTTTCTGTTTAGGCGTTAAATCCATCTAATCACCTCTATCTATCCTCATTTTCTGACCGCCTCCCATATTTCTTTTAAACACATGACTACATCATACTGGGATGCAGTTCGTAATATTTCATAATCGCAATCCTTCCATTTGCCCCTTTTTGTGAGGTGAAGTGTAGGTGTTGATATGATCGTTACTGTTATCAACCGTTCCTGCTCATGACTATAGAATTGCGATGTTCCAATTTTTATGATTAATCCGGTGGACAATATAGCTTTTTGAAGTTTTCTCGTAACTGCTTTTAAGTTCGCCACATTATCACCTCGCAAAAAAAACTGCCACATACGGTACATAGTTGTAGATATATACTATATTACCATACATGGCAGAAAAATTTGTCCCCACATTTTAATATTAATTGTAGTATTATATTTCTCTTAGTTTTCTTAGAGTATCGTAAAACATAGCCATTGCCTTGCGCTTGTATGCATAGAAATCATCTCGCTTTGCCGGTATGTACTTTGTCTTCATAATACGATCATAAGATTTGTTTGTTACAATAGATTCGTACACCAAAAGTTCAATCCCCGGCGGACAAGAACTTATGCAGCAGTGTAAAATATCGTGTCTCTGCTCTGGTGTAGCTTTCTGACATATATCCTTTAAACGGTTAATGTCTTCTGGATATACGCCAAAATCAACAAGTGACTTTTGCCTGGTCCGCATATCATCACTCCTTTTTATTTCTATTTACGCTTGCCACCAAAATGTGCAGCCAAGAAAATAGCGCCAAATGATCCGAATATTATTCCGAATGTAAATGCTATTAAACTATCAATCATAGATACGTCACTCCTTTAAACCACATAAGTATGTTGTTTTGGTGCTGCTTTTCCACGTTCTTTCCCCTTATTAAATGGCTTTACAAATACTTTCTTACCGCTTTTGTACGTTCTGTAATGTCCTCTTACGCTCCAACATGGGCAGCTGATTTGACTATGTTTTACGGATTTTTGATATAGATTATTCTCTACAACATATTCAATCAAATCATCAAGAAGAAAAATTTTATTATCTTTTTTTGACAAATGATTTTTCCCCCTGCTATTGACTTTTCTGCTTCTATCTACTTTTCTTATAGCTTTTTCCCTTGATTCAATCTTTTCCATTATGGTTATCAATGCTCGTATTATGAGTGTACAATAGTCGTGGTCATTTTTTTCGTATCTCCGATATACTTCATCCTCGACATCCGTAACTTGTCCCACCATTATCTGCATACCATATTTTTCTGAAAATTGAATATAATACGACACTTCCGGAAATTTATCTTCTTTTTCTGGTATAGGCTCTGGAACTACTACCATTCCTTCATCAAGCAATAACTCTCGACTGTAAAGTTGTATAAGTGCCTCATGTACTTTATCTCCATCAATCAATCTAAGAGTAAAATCAGAAAAAATAAATTTACATTTCAAAATATCACCAAGCTCTTTAAGTGGTTTCAAATCTTTTATTTCACAAACAATAGTAGGAAAGAAATAATCATCCATTCTTCATCTCCTCCAATTCCACTTATACGATATTTTTCTCATCCAATGCTGCTTTTTCAACAGCTTTCAGATAATCAATTTGCCGCTGAATGTAAGGATCGGTTTCTTTCCCGCCGGATGCAAGCCAATCAGAGATTCTACTTTTTACATCCTGTAAAACCGATATAGGAATCAGTCTAGTATTAATGGTATTCAGTACTTTAATCATTAGCTTTCATCTCCTCCAGTTTTTTCTCAGCTTCTTCACGGGTGAGGAATAATGTTTTACCGATTTTATTTATGTCCGACAACTCAAATACACACTTGTCGATTACACATGGCGTCTTATTTGGAATGCCTAAAATGTAATAGACTTCTGTTCCTACTTTACACGGCAACCTCACAAGCAAGCCCTGTTCTTCTAAGTCTTCATAAGTGGCAAGCTTTTTAATCATATTCTCTACTGTTTTGCAATTTCCTGCGCCCTGTGAGCAGCTATCGCAATATTCACCACACTCAAGCTCTCGTTTTTCGTTATATGTGATACTACCATCTTCCCATTTTGTTAATCTCTCCATCTACTTCACCTCTTCCATCTGACTTTCTACGGTATCTGCAAGTAACTTCAACGATTCAATGAATGTATCCGTCAATGCTGTTCTGTCTGGATATTTAGTGAATACTCTGACAAGTTTTATTGCATCCTTGAGTTTTTCTTCATCTTCGACGATTTCGGATGCTTCATACAATGTCTTTTCGACATTTTTGTAAGTAACGATCTTACCGTCGTAAAAATTCAATATGTTTGGAAATGGAATTTCGATAGGGTTTAAATGGTTTCCTCTCTCCCATGTGAATCCCTGAAACTTTGCTATTTTCAGAATACTCAAATATTCTTCCTGTGTCTTTACAAACACGCTTTTTCCTGTTAAATTAATCATCAGAATTTCCTCCTGTAATCTCATCAATACACTGATTCCAGCCCTCCACAAAGCCAGCATCAGACGTATTGGCTGGATAATCTCCATTGTCTTTCTCGGGCAAGTCCATAAGTGGACACCAATCAGGTCTTGATTTGCTTTCACAATCATAATGTTCTTCTGTCATCAGAATTACATCATAATCTAAACAGTCAGCTAATTCACAATGTCCATCACATTCAAGATTTCCACAATATTCAGTTCCAAACGGACAGTCATAACAATTTTCTGGTGTATCAATCACTAATACTGATTTACTCATTCAACTCCACCGCCTTTCACAATTTCAACCGCCGTTCGCATGGTATCCTCATACCCATCGTAGTATAGCTGTAGTCCACCAGCTTCCAGAATTTTGTCATTTGCTTCATCCGCCAGCTTCTCCAACTGCTCCACAACCTTATCCAGATCAAAAGCTGTCGGCTGCTTGTCCACAATATATATATATCTGTCTATAATCTTCTGTATTGGTTCTCCTAAGATATTTTGAAGCAGTATATCTTTTTTTAATTTATCTGTGTCGATTAACCGCATTCCTCAGCCCTCCTTGTATGGCTCTGGAGTCGGTTGCCATGCCGTAATCTCAATCCAATCATAATTGCTATCAAGATAATATCCGTCACAATCAATGAAGCACGTATCTTGCCATGTTGTTTCTCCGTTAGTAACCAATATTTCTTGTCCATCATCTGGCATTTTGCAGTCAAGCATATACCGTATATCATTTGATATGGATTCTTCTGCTCGTTCTTTTTCTGATATCTGATGATATTTTACCGGAATCCACCCTTTTTCTTTCTTGTCCTGTTCCAGATCGTCTTGAAGCTTCTCAATCATATCTTGAACAACTTTGACATACACCCCAGCGTATTTGTAGCAGTCTGAATATTTATCCTTGTACTGATTTAGTCTGTCTTTGATATGGCTCATTCTTCCACCTCCTCATAAGTTTCTCTGAATATATCTGGTTTACATGGATAAAATTCATCGCGAACACCGCGGATGATATAGTCACCAATATTCTCCAGATGTTCGCCCTCAAGTGTCTTAATAACCAATCCACCCGGAACCTTCCAATTGTCAATATAGAAATTCTTACCTTCTGCCGATATGTACTGGTCTGTACACTGATAGTCCGTCAGGAAATCGAACATTTCTCGATGATTTGTACCAGTCCACTGAAGTGCATCAATTACAACTGGCTTCTTTCTGTACTTCATGTTTCCACCTCGCTATCCTCTGGCATCTGGAACGTCATTCCATTTTTGAGCATTTCTCCAAGTTCTCCCGCATGTGCTTTGTTTTCTTCCGTTTTTGGCTTCATACTTTATAAAAATTACCCATCTGGTCTTCCCGCGTTTATCTCCTAACAGCGGTTTAGTGCCAAAGCATTTCAATATTTCTGAAAATAAAATTTGCTCATCACTCCATTTAAAAATTAAAATTCCATCAGTTTCTAACACTCTCATACATTCATTAAAACCGGCTTTTAAATATTCTTTCCAACTGTCTTTTGGCAATTTTCCGTATTTCAGAGCAAGCCATGAACTGCTTCCTGCATTAATCAAATGTGGTGGGTCAAAAACTACAATTTTGAATGTTTCATCATCAAACGGCATATTTCTGAAATCCATATTTATATCAGGCTTTATCAGAAGTTCTCTCCCGTCACACAGCGTTGTGTGGACCTCTCGATTGTCTGAAAACAGCACATCTGGATTCTCTTTATCGAACCAAAACATTCGGCTTCCACAGCATGCGTCTAATATCTTTTTCATTTTCCTCACTTTCCCCATGTAAGCAACTACATGTTTAGTCAACAAAACTCCATCTGTCCATCATCAATAAACTTCTTTTTCTTCCGGCTTAATGTATTACCCTGTTGTTTCAATCTATCCACACGGGCTTTCTGGTTAAAGTTTGCCATATAATCATCGTCAACTTCTGGCGGTACTTTTAGAAAATATTCTTCTGGAAGTGGAAGATTATGTTTCTCGCAACAATTTGCAATCTCATTTCTGTATGAAAGAATATGATTTCTGGTTAGATTCATATTGCATCCATCCGCCCAAAACGGATCATTGCAGCCATTTTCATTGATGCGTTCCCAGATAGCACGCTCATGTAATAGATTTTCTCTTAACAGTTCTAATTCCTGTTCTGGTGTTTTCTGCTTCATTCTCCATCCACCTTTGAATAACTCAATCTATACGCCCTCTGCTCTGTCGGATCCTCGCTAACGAGCAATCCGTTGTCCAAGAGCAAATTAAAGTGTTTTTTGGCAGTAGCCATTGAAATGTCTAATCCATCTGCAATATTTCTTGTGGACGGCATATAGTGGTGTTTACGGTAATATTTCAGAATAAAGTGATATACCGCTTTATACATTTCCTGTCCCTCTTTATGTTTGCACTCTGTATTGTATTTTCCCATCAATAACACCTCTCTTAATCGTTAATGCGGAATCTTAAATCAAGATTCAGTTCCTCTTTGATTGATCTTCTATAATCCTCCCAGGTTGCCATATCATCCATCAGATAATCAACCCCTCTGTCCATGCCGTCCAATTTCTGGCAGCGTTTCTGTCCAAATCCGAAATCATCATGCAAAACGGCAATTCCAAGGATTGTAAATGTATCAAGTGTCATTTCTTTGATTTTCTGCGCTGCCTTATCTAGGTCCTTACTGGCCAAGGAGGTATGTACTCCTGTAATGCCCCGAAATTTTATTTCCCTCTCAAGCGCTTCTATACCGCCATCTCTAACAATTCTGAGTGCCAGGTCAAGACCGTCCTCTCTTCCTCGCTCATACTCTCTCATTTTGCTCATTGGTTTTCTCCTTGTTCAGATTTTTAGCTCTCTTATGCATCTTGTCCAGATAATCCGCATAGGCTGTAAGCATATGATCCACAAAGCCGTTTTTATTATATTTGTCTGATACAACGTGTATCTGCTCGACTACCTGCTGCCAGTATTCGTCCTTTTCTTCTATTCCGGCAGTCTGGAGAACCAGTGCCGGAAAGTCGATTTGTAAAAACTTTATGGTGTTCGGTATCTGCTCATGCGTCACTCTCATACTTATACACCTTCTTCTACCTCAAAACTCCGTTCAAGAAGTCGCTCGTTATCCTTGCTAAACGCCTTTATATAGCTCTGTTTTATCGGCCTGATAAAATGTATGCCGTTAGCTGATTTAGCCCGGGAAACAGCCACGTAGAACTGTCCAGGATCCCAACAGCAAGGATCAATGTTGATTTTTTCAAATGTCTGTCCCTGTGATTTATGAATACTGATTGCCCAGGCAAGTTTTACCGGGAACTGAGAGAATGATCCAACTTTCTTACGGACAATCTTCTCTTTCACGATCTTCTGACCATCCTTTTCTTGTTCAGATTCCTCAATAACCTGTTTCTCAATGTCTTTACTGTATCTGTACAAGTTAACTGTTTTGCCCTTATCAGTCTTGATGACCAGATAGGATTCTTCAAATTCTCCATTGTCCACAATTTTCTGAATGATGCCAATCGTTCCATTGACGTAGTTTCCAGACAGATCATTGACTGTAATCATCACTTTTGCACCGATGTTAAGAATTAAGTCCTCTCTGGCAAATGCAATGTTCTTGATATCGGCAGATGTCAGATCTCCGTCAACTGCTGCATGAAACACTTTTTCGGTCTTTTTATCTAACTTGCCAAGGAAAGTATTGTTAATTCTGTCAGCTTCAGCATTTGTTCCGACCAGAAACGGTGCTTCTGGTATAACCTTGTCTGATTCGTTATTCTCCAGATATGCAATGGATTTTCTAATATTGTTGCCATATTTAATATCATTCAGCACATACTTAAATCCCTCATCATTCTGCCTGCATACCTCATCAAGTTTGATGTATTCAAACCCCATTTCTTTCCAGTATTCAGACATGAAAGCATATCCGTGTTCGTACTTTCCGCCCTTTCCATAATCAGATCCATACATCCGGCAGAGAATTTTACGATCATCTGTTGTGATAACTGGGGGAAGTTGGTAAAAATCTCCAATTACGATTAACTGAATATCTTCTTTATCCTTTCCGCTCGAAAGTCTGTCAACGGCTCTCTCTTCATTCTCCGTGATGATTGTCTTTGCAATCATATTAAACAGGTCGAACCGGAACATGCTGATCTCATCAATAATGAGAATATCTGCTTCCTTCAATAGTTCAGCTCTGGATTTCACTTTTTTCTTGTAGTCTTCAAATTTGATTGAGATGTTCAGTGCTCTATGTACTGTGGTAGCACCATATCCGATATTATCAGCCGCAATTCCTGTAGTAGCCGATACAAGAACACTTTTACCAGCTTTTTCCGCCTCATCAATAAACGTTTGGATAACCGTTGTTTTACCTGTTCCTGCATCTCCTGTAAGGAAAACATTACTGCCAGACAACATTGTGTCCAATGCGTACCGTTGTTTTTTATTAAGCTTTTCTTTTTCCATTTTTGTAACCACTCCTTATGCCTTAGTAACCAATTGTAACAATCTGAATTTTCATGCAATTTAATTTTATTTTTTAATTTGCGTAATCATTTTATTTTTGTAACCAATGTGTAACCAACTTTTCAACCACCTTGGTTACACCGCAAACCCTTATTTTATGCGGGTTTCAGAGTTGTGTAACCGTGTAACCAATGTAACCAAGGTTTTCCTATAGGAGATTGCAATGTATATATGTTTTTTTTATATATTTTTTTATTCCCTATACACATGCTTTTCCGCGGGTTACATGGTTACATGGTTACAAATCATGAAAACGGAACACTTGTTCTAGTATTGGCAGGTATAAAATCAGCTTCAACATGCTCATTTTCCTGTTCGTCTTCAAGATCTTTTATATCAATAATCTTTACAGCAACAAGTCTCATTACACTTCCCCCATCTCTTTTTATTACCGTATCCCTTCTTCCCGTATGCTTAATTAATTCTCGACTAATCGCCCATGCTGAAAAGGCTTTTCTGGAGAATCCGTTGTTCTTTAGGAGATTTTCAAGAGGCTTTGGATAAAAATACACATATACGTCTCCATACTCATCTGGTGTCTCTTTGAATCCCCACTGATCACAGCTGAATTGTGCATCAAAGTGCTGTCCGTATACTGAAAGGCTTTCAATGATAAATTCATAGCATCGTTGACCCTCTGATACATCCTTCTTGCGCGTAGGTATGTCCACAACGTCCTCAACTGTAAGTTCACATCCATCCTTAAATATGAAATCTGTAGCTAATTTATCCGCCAACAGAAGAGTAGATATAGCCATTACCTGTTTTGCCGGAAAATTATATCCATCAAAACCCTTTTCAATCTCAGACTTCATTTCTTTTAGCTCATCCGGTGTAAATTTTTTAAGATTTCCAACAAATACTCTTCCAGCAAAGCCATAATTTTTCATTACAGTGCTATTAATTTCTGCTGGATTCTCATAAATATCTTCGCAGCACTCAATTTCAATAATTCTGTTGATTGCTCCACCGGAATCCGCAAATTCTGAAATAGGATTTTCGCCGTTGCAAATGGTTACATTACTCCATGTATTCTCCTTAGCTGCTCCGAGGTCCTTATTTGATCTTCCTTTCCCTTTACCGGAACAGAGATTGTAAATCAATGTTTCGTAGTTGTCCCGAATATATTGAGAAGCGTTCTTAGAGTCATCGAGGATCATCGGAAAGTTATTAAGCATGTCTGCTCTTGTCTCCAATGACGTATCTGTTGACCGGAAATTCCCAACGTAGGATCCTGGCGACGGGTTTCCCCAGATAGATGCAGCTATGTTGATCGTTACTGTCTTGCCGCCGCCTGTCTGTCCGTAGAAGTCTACAATGAATGGCAATGCATCAAGCGGTTGTACAAGCACACTTGCAAAAGATGCTGCCAGTGCTATTCGTGGTTCTAATCGTCCACACGATCGTAACTGTTTAGCCAGAGTCACCCACTTGAAGTAGTCTCCACTTTCCTGTATACTCTGGAATAGTGTTTTAAAGCGGTATTCGCCGTCAAAGACGATTGAAAGGTCGTAAGGTACAAATACATTGCCATGCCACCCCAACTTGCTCGTAGAGTGCTGTATGTCGATCATATCGGCATTGTACATTTCAACGTCCGCCAGATACTTCACAAGAAGCCTTGCATTCTCCGAGTTGACCTGCACACCGAACCTTGCAAGATTAGTTATCGCCCTGGAAGTCACAATGTCGATTTTTGGAACAGTTATTTCTGTCCAGTATCCATCTCTTTTAAAAGCCACTGTGATCTGTTCTTCACCTGTTTCAATATTTTTCAGTCGACGTATCGGCATGATTGGATGGTGGCATACAAGTTCTCTCGCCTTGGATGTTTCAGAAGAAAATATTCCGTTTTCTGTAGCTATCCAGCTGCCACAAGCCATGTTTGGATATTCTTTTCCAATATCATCCTCATAAAAGTTTGTGATATTTTCAACTAACTGCATAGAACGATTTGCTTTTTCTTCTTTTTCCTTGTCCTGTTCTGCTTTCTGGAATTCTTTTATGAATTCCTCGGCTATGCTTTTTGCTCTTACACTCTTCGCCCTGTCCATTAACTTAAATTTAGCTTCCGAACGGTCGATTTTACTTTTTATTGAAAAAAGTTCTTCATACAGTTGCTTCTGCATAAAATCATTTGCTTGCAAATTTTCAATATTTTCAAGAATGCTTCTCACCTCCTGCCTTAGCTGACAATATTTCATATCTGCTTCTTTCTTTTTCGAGATTAAACTGGCACATATACCACTCTTCTGAATCAGGAGGGAACGCTTTTAGTGCTGTTTCGTACATAAGTATGTTCTTTTCTACCTGCTCAAGCTCATTAGGATCCTGAGCGGGATTGCATTTTTTTGATTTGATATCTCTTACTTCATGTCTGATCTGGTTGCGGCTTTTGCCTTTTTTTGATACATAAGTACCGCCCAGCTCAATAAATGCAGTGCTAAAAGGGACGGATTCGTATTGCATTACGAAATCAAACACATCACCGCCGATTCCACAACCGAAACAATAAAAGGAATCATCGTAAATCTTGCATGACGCTGACTTTTCCTTGTGAAAAGGGCAACATATAAATCCTGCTCTGTTCGGTTTTAGTCCATACCTGGAAAGTATCTCCGACATTTTCACCGACTGTTTGATTTCTTCTTTTGTCATGATAGCAGCTCCACGATTCGTCGCCCAGTTTCTTCTTTTGTACAGAATTCAAATCGGACGCCGTATTTATCTCTGATCGTGCAAAGAGATTTATATAGCTGGCAGCCGTCAACAGCCTTGTCAGATATCACAGTCTTTACTCTCTTGCCGTTTACAGTTCTCCAGATAACTTTATGTTTTCGGGGATTCTCCCAAAAATACACATCACCAACAGATTTAATATCTGGACCATGCTCGCATAGGATGATTAACTGTATACCTGCTTCACGCGCTCTAATCAGCTCCGCTTTGAATCTTTCATGCTGCTGGCATACATTTCCGCATAACTCCTGCAAATCCTTTTTGCGGTCAATACAGAGCTTTGCATTGTCCAAAGATTGATAGTCTCCGCAGTATAACTTTGATCGGAAATATTGTACTTCAAGGCTGTCAAACTGATTCTGAATCCGTTCCCATTCTGATTTATGTTCCCTTGTGTCTACTTGTATAACCATTAAAAACACATCCTTTTAATTGAATGGAAGTTCTTCCTGTACACTGTCTGGAATATTCATAAAGTCAGTACCTGCCGGATTCGCTCCCATGATAGCTTCTTCCTTCAGATGATCGTCATAGGCTTTTGTGGTGCGCTCTTCTGGGATGTCCGCATCCTTAATTCCTTCAATACTGCGGAACCATGCAAGTTTGTGACGTTTTACTTCTCTGTTGTCGTACCAGTCTTTCTCCAAACGAAAGATGCCTCCAATCAGCTTACCTTTGAACTGCTGTCCGAAGTTATCGCCCCACTTAACAGCAAAGCCCGGATTTGACTTTTCTACGCATGTAATAAATGTTTTAAGATTACGAACGCCATAGTCTACACTCTCATCAATAACCATATAGTTAGTGCCGGCATTCGGATATTTCTTGTCCGGACGAATGTCATTTTCAAACTGCTTCATAAAGTAGCCCGCCTGTTCGTCTCCTTCTGCGAAATCAAACAAGATAACAAGCATATCAAGTCCATCCTGGGATTTTTTCTCTGATACCTGCTTAATAACCATCTTGTGTCCGCCAAGAGCAATCGGTTCAAATTCTCCTGCTGCCTGTGTTGTGTCATAGCTATTTGGTTTCTGCATTATTGTTTTCTCCTTTTCCTAATTCGTAATAGTCTCTAATGATCTTGTCTACTTCTGCGAGATCATTATCAATAGTTAAACTGTCAAACATTCCGATCGGAGACTTACTTACTGCTCCCTGGCTGGACTGAGTGACAAATAAGTGTTTTCCGCTTTCTTCAATACAGCGAAGAACGATGGTAAAAAGACCTTCCAAACAAATTTTTTCATCAAGTAGCTTTCCTATGGTCTTTGGTTTCACATCTCCAGAATCATCCTTTTCTTCGTGCATCATCATATATACAATTTTGTCCTGCGGTACTTTCGTAACTATAAACTGGATAAGATTCCAGAAATAATCACCAATGTCATTGTAAAGTGAAAATACTGCATTGCCTTTTCCGGCAGAAGCGTGTCCTCTCATAAAGTGGTTGGTGATAAGATATCCAGCATCATCAATCACAATAGAATCCGCTTTTGATGCGATCAGGCACTTCATTACCTGCTGGTAATCATCCGTAAACCATCCGTCAATCTTTCCTTTAAACGGAAGTGGTTTATTCAATACTCTAATAAGGTTCCAGTCAGAATTCTGGCAGTTTCTCAAACTGGTACTCTTGCCAGAACCAGATTTTCCAATAATTAATACTGGTGTTGCCATTGCTATTCCTCCTTGTCATAAACCACGTGTTTACTGCTTTCAATAATCAGCAAACTTGCGATATCTTTCATTGATAAGGTCGATTCGTTATAGATTTCAACCAGTGCATTGTAAGCGTCTGTTGATACTTTCACGACCGGGTTATCCTTATCAGTTGCAGGCTGCTTCTTTCTTGCCGGAATACGGATTTCAAATTCACTCACTAATACTTTCCTCCTTATATGATTTCCGAGCCGTTAAAAGCCCATTTAAGGCTTGTACGTAGCTTGCCAATGTTCTTGCCTTGTATGATTCCTCTATCGGATTATCCGGCACAATAGCAAGCTGAGTGTCAATCAATCTAACAATCTCATTAATGCGCTCTTCCATGTTTACACCGCCTTAAAAAAGCAATACACATTGTCAGAACCATCCCCTCTCACCGGATTTTTTTTGCCATTCGAAAATACTCCGCCGGCACAGTGATATTCGAGGTGATTCAAGTACATGTCCGGGTTCTCCCAATCAAGAATGTACGCTTTCCGCCTGTTCAGCTCCCCCAGAAGCTCGTTCACTGTTGTTATCAATTCCATTGTCGGCAGGAGCTTTAATTCTATCTGATTCAGCATTTAACGGACACCTCCCATCTATTAAGAGTCTAAGAAGATGTTCTTTTGCAAGTTTGCACTGCTCAGCTGATTCCTTCTTAAGCAGTTTACTATCAAAGTAGATTGTGTAATTTCCATCCTTTTTCCTGTTCGGACCCCACTTTGAATTCATAATGTCGATATCGCAAATATGCACGTGCGAAGTGATGTAAAACGAAACAAAATAATCTGTTTCGTTTGAAACTCTCCATGCTAATTCAAAAAGCTCTTTGATTTCTTTTTCAAACATTTCCGTTCTCCTTTCTTAAAGCAGTGCTAAATACGTAAACAGTGCGAATACAATGCCTGCCAGGATCTGCTGCAAGCTCTTCTCCCACATCCACACCGGAAGAAAAGTAAACAGGATCCCGATAATCGCACTGACTACGATATCCTTTCTGTTCTGTCTGGGCGATTTCATTCTTTTTCCCTCCAAAAAGAAAAAAGATTACAGACTGTAAGCAATATACCAAAAGATATTAGTAAGGATTAACAGCGCGGCAGTCAAAAGCCATGCACTGAACCACTTCTTAGTTTCTCTCTTTGCTTTTCTTACGATTTCGGTAGCCAGCATTGTTTCCAAATCGTTCCATGTAATCTTTTCATTGTTTGTTGCATTTTTTTTATTTTCCATGTTATTTTCCTCTCGCTTAATATTGACTTTTTAGCGGATAGAGGATTATAATTTACCTGTATCCACTAAGTCTTGGTTAGTGAGTACACTGCTCCGGGGTGGAGGTTGCGACTCCCTCCGGGGCGCTTATGCCAAATTTGCTTCTTTTCTTCTGTAGTAGTCCAAGATAATTCTTGAACATTCATCGACAATCCTTTGATTGTCTTCAGCCGTGTTGTCTTTGCAGTAATCATCATGTATTCTGATTACCCCAGACCCCATTTTGATTGTTTTGATTACTGCCATCAGTAAACCTCCTTTTTATACATTCACCATGTTAAGATATGCTGTTTGTTTCTTTTTGCTTCTAGTCAAGATCATAAGTTCTTCTCAAATAATGTCTTGCCATTCAGATTAGCTCGAAGCTCATATTTATGATCTTGATATTGGCTCTCTTGAAGAATCTGGGCTAAAATGTCGTTTGGAGTAACCAATTGACATGTAAAAGTAGCTTGCGGACATTGAAGTTGTGACTCAATATCTGATATTCTCTTTTCAAGAGAACGGATCTTTTTCCTGGTTGATTTTTTCACGCCTTTCTCCTTTCTACTGATAAAATTTCGTGTTATACTCTCCTTTGGAAAGGAGGTGTAAGAATGACCTATAAAGCCAAAGAACTTCTTGTAAAAATGGCTAATGAGTATGATGTTTCTGGACATACTTCTTTTGATTCTGATTTCTATATAACTTTCCCAGATAGCGCTATTACTGAATTAGAAAACAACGGCTGCATCACCATTGTAAATGACATTGTTGGAAGCATTTGTCTTACAGAATATGGCTATCAAGAATCAAAGAAGTAATTTCCAAGGGCTACATGATTTTTCATGTGGCCTTTTTTTTACGGTGCTCTGTGTGACTCAACCAAAGGAACTTCTGCTTTATATGTTCCCTGTTCTCTCAATTCTCCTTTGTTGGAATAGCTTACAAAGTGTACGGTCGTGTCCACTTCCACATCAATACGAAAATCATCCGGCGTGCAGGAAATCATAAAACCTGTACATCCATATCCAAAATCTTCTCCGTTGATACGGAAGATTTTCTTTTCTGTGTCAACTTCGATGGTTTTAAGCTCATGTGGAATGAAAATTTTACTCATAATTTGCTCCTTTCTATTCTGGCAACCTTGGTTCAAGAAACTTATGAACTTTCTTTCTTTGCCTTGCCAGAATCATCCAGCTTATCAGTATTTTTATATTTGACGATTGTCTCGCCAACACCGAGAAAATACCCCTTGTCGAACTCAGACATATTCGGAACCGCCTTTGCGATTGACATAAGAATATTTTTTTCTTTCTCAGACATTCAGTTCACTCCTTTCTTACACGTTTTGATTCTTCAAAAGCAACTAAGTCGTTTTCTGGTACTCTGTAACCAGAGCCGTTCAGATTGATTGCCGGAAGCTGTTTATTCCGTATCCATCTCCACACGGTAGGAACTTTCACACTATATCTCTGAGCGATTTCTTCGCAAGTGTAAAGACGTTCCAAAAAAAATCACCTCCTACTTATTTTTAGTTGCGTTTACCACTTATTTGTGTTATCCTAGTTAATGCCTAATGGCAAGGAAAGGTTGTGTTCTGTATTGAAAGCAATGTTTAGCCTGCCTGTTCCCTTTACTTTTAATCCGTCCATACTGATACCTCGACAGTCAAAACAGGTCAAAGACGGCTCTGATTGTTTTGTCAGCGATTAGGCATGTTGCAGAACCAAGACTGCGAAAGTGACAAGGTGCTTCAAGAAGCATTTGGCGCTATCGGATGTGGCTTCGGCCTGCAAAGTACATAGGGTAAACAAATTTGGAAAAGGACTGTTCAGAATAGCGCTCTGAGCAGTTTCTTTTTATCTAATAAAAGTGTCGGTTCTATCAGATTGTGGTAAACGCTCAAGGTTTTGTTTACCTTGTAAACATACAATAGCACATTAAGTAAACAATGTCAAGTATATTTTTGTTGACTTTGTAAACTTTTTGTGATAGTATAATTGCATGGAGGTGAGGAAATTGAAAGACAGATTCAAGGAACTTCGGGAAACTCTTTCACTGACGCAGCAGAAATTCGCTGATAGATTGGATATAAGTAGAAACTTTGTTGCTCAGATAGAAATGGGGAACAAAATTCCATCAGAGCGAACCATCAAAGACATTTGCCGAGAGTTCAAAGTCAATTATGAATGGTTGACTGAGGGAACAGGCGAAATGTTCATTCAGAATAAAAGAAAATCTGAGATTGTGGATTTCGTTGGTTCGGTTCTGAATGGAGAAGCAGATAGTTTCAAGATACGATTAGTAGAAATACTTGCTAATCTAAATGAATCAGAGTGGGAAACTCTCCAAAAACTTGCCAATGCTTTGGCAGATAAGAAAGAAGAGTAAAAAGATGGGGACAGGAAATAACTCCTGCCCCTATTTTTATTTCAGTCCTAGAAATGATATTATAAATCTGAATATTATATATAATTGGTCGTGATCTGCTTTTTCTAATATCTCAATAATTTCCTTTTTGTAATCCATTTTCCGTCCCTCCAATATCACGCAAGCAAGAACATTTGTTCTCTTTTATTTCATTATACCCTCTTCTCAGTGATATAGAACGGACTGGATCATACTTCTCGCCCTCTGCTTAAAAAGTGCGCCCTCCCTTTGTCTTGAACGATTAAAAAAGAAATGGCATTTGCATTCCGCAGAAGTATTATTGCTTTTATTCACAACAAATGGCTGCTGCTCTGCTTCAGATACAACCGCCTGTGTATAATTATGTATCACATATTGATTGTTGGCACTCGCCTTAATAATCACTTCGGAATCTGTTGGATCAATGCTCTCACATAGCGGCGCATGAACAAGAAATGTGAGCATTATCCCAAACAGAAAAAATATAACCAGCTTTTTTATTCCTTTCATAAAATTCCTCCCAAATTAGTTTATATTATACTCTCAATATAACAATTATACAATATCTCAATCTTGCACAAATTTTCTTACATTAATGTTGTATTTGACGAAAATCGAGAAAATTCTACATTTTTCGTTCAGTCGTCCCAGATTGAACGCTGTCCGTTTATCATATAGATTTCGTCCTGGAGATACAGCGGTGCGTCATATCGCGCGATCACGTTCAAGGCAGAGTCACACTGGTTTCGCTTGATTGACTTGTAGGAGCGCACACGGAAGTTCGCTTTTAAGTCTGCATAGATGTTACTGTATACTCGCTGCCTCATTGACCTGTCTTGGTATGCGTTCGAGCCTTTTCCACCCAGGATGTCCACGCCACGCTTGCGGACTGCTTCTGTGATACGATCAGCTTCGATCGGGAGGATTGGCAAGTCAAATTCCAGGCGTTCAAGTTCCTGGCGTACAATATCCACTTTCTTTTCAACCTGGGTTACTCTCTTGTCTACTACGATAACAGCCTGTAATTCCTTGGAAATGCCAGAAAGAGGATTCTCGATTGCGTCCTCCATGTCGTGAAAACGGTTGATATATCTAGCTGTAAAAACGGCACCTTTAGCACCTGTCAGCTTATTTGCGATAAATTCACAGCCTTTCTTTGTAACATCAAAACAAGGTCTGCTTTGATTATTTGCGTCAAGATATGTGTTTTCTGTGAAAAAGTCGCCCAATCCAATTTTGGCTTCGGATAATTGTGTAGCATAATTTCTGATGTCTCTAAGTAATTTGCTGTGGTCTTTTCCAATCATTTCAGCCACTTCCATAGATGTGATAATA